ACCTTCGACGGCGCCGAACGCCGAGGTCACCAAGCCCACCGCGATCCCGAAGAACCACACCAACCCCTTGACGTAGGGGTTGTCCCAGAGCCGTGCAGATGTCTGCAAATCGTCACCCATGGCGGTCATGGTAGCGTGGCCCTTGCCACCGATCAATCAGGGTCCACCAGTTCAGTCACGTCGTAGCCCTGCTCCCGCAGGAACGCCGCTATCTCGTCGTCAACGCCCGCTGCCACATCCACCTCGGTGATGCCCATCAGGGCCGCTGCCGCCAACCACTCCGTCAGCACATCCACCCATCGACCCCGACGTGCCCGCAGGGCGCGGATCAGCATCGACTTGCGGTAGTTGGTGAACACGAAGTCGAGGGCCGTTTGCAGGCGCCCCGCCTTCCTGCCGGTGTAATCGACACTGGCCCGCAGGCGTTCCGCCTCGGTGCGGTTGACGGCCAACGACATCTTCAGGCCATACGCATCGGAGGAGGCCGTGCCCGCCACCGGGTTGTACGCAACGTCCGCCATCTCCTGCGGCGGCAGGCCGGTGATCAGCGACAGCACCTCAGCCGGGTGCACCCCGGCCTCCTTGACCCACGTCCGCACCTCTTCCTCGGTGGCCTCGATGCCCAAGGTCTTGAAGGTCTCCACATCCACTTCGGACGGGGAGAAGTCGCCGGTCACATTCTCGGGGAAGGCGGCTTGGTAGCTTGGCGTGCGCCGGATGTCGGGCACCTCACCCACACGCACCAGTTGGCCACGGCAGTAGGGGTGGTAGGGCGGGATGTGCCACCCACGGTCCACGATGTCACGGGTGGACATCTCGCGCAGGGCTTCGACGCTCGCCTTGCTCTGCGACGGCCATGGTTGCAGCGTCTTCAGTTCCTCGGGGTTGTCGGTGCTGAGGGAGCGCAACAGCAAGCTGCGCGCATCGCTCACTTGGAACGTCTTGCCGTGCATCTCCTCGCACACCGGACAGATGCGGTTGTCGAGTTGTTCGTTGATGGCGTACTCGGTCACGTCGAGCAGCGACGCCTCCTCGGTGAAGCCGAAGGCCGCGAGGCGCGTGGTGTGCAGGGCGCTGATCATCTGGATCATGCGCTGCGCCTCGTTGTTCACCGGGTTCTTGAACTCCACGTAGGGCTTGAGCAGCGTGGTGTCCTCGGCCTTGAACAGCACGTTGCCTTCGGACTGCGCGAAGTTCGTACTCGGCTGCGACAGGTCGTACTCGCGGATCAGGGTGTACAGCTTGGCCCGCACCTGATCGCCCACCGTGTTGACGATGGCGTTGGCGAAGCTTGCCGTGGTGCGCGCGGCGACGGACAGCAGTCGCTTGCTCTGCAATATCTTGGCGTCCTCGGCCTTGCCGCTCAGGCGCGACGCTCCGTACACCATCGAGGCGAGCGACACGTAGCGCACATAGTCCCGGGTGTGCCGGATGACGGGCGCCAAGTCGAGGTTGTCCACCATGCGCGTGGCCCCGAGGACATCGTTGCCCTTCAGGCGCAAATAGACAGAGGGCAAGATGTCTTCCGACACCTTGCCCCATGCCGCTGTGATGCGGGAAGAGAGCGAGGCTTCCAGTGACAGGAACGCCTCAAGTTTGACGCTCATCAGTGCGAGTGATCCATCAGCCCAACGCAGCACCCCGCGAGTTCAGCGAGACCTTCAGCATCGAACGACGAACGCGCGAACGTGCTGTTGGCCAACACCGCATCGAACAGCTTGCGCTGCTCCTTGGGCAACGTCTCCACCTTCTGCACGATGGCACGCCGCAGTTCCTTGTCCATGCGCGGACCATCGCTCAGGCCAACCGCATTGGCCCATTGACCGGCGAGCAGCACGATGTCGTTGGACGTGAGGTCCGACTTCGTAACGGCTGACGACATCGCGCTGCTGCCCGTGCCCCCCGACGATGGAGTGCCTAGACCGGCAGAGAAGGGGTTCTTCGTCGGATCGCTTCCCTGCGCGTTGGGATCACCTCCTCCGAATGGCTTACCGGCTTGCGCCTCAGCCAAGGCTTGCTGTTGAGCTTGCGCCGCCGCCTCTGGATCGTAGGTAAGGCTGAGACCTGTGATCTGGTTGATCGTGTCGATGAGGTCTTCGGGCTTGATCTTGTCAGCCACCATCTCAAGCGACTTCAGTTGCAGGTCCACGTTCTTCAGAGTCGAAGGCAGTGACTTCAGGATGTACCGCTTTGCCCCGAGGGCACGGACGATGGTGTGGTTGATCTTTTCATCAAACTCCTTTCGTTCAGGGGCGAAGACTTGGGCCTCGGTCACCATCACCGCAGTGAGAGCCGTGGCGAAGTTGTAGTCGTCCGACTTGCCGAGGAAGATGGACGGGAGGCGGAAGGCGCCCCGCACATGGTTCTCGCACTTCTCATCGAACACTTGGAACATCGAGTCAGTGCCGTTGGCGCGGTTGTCGCCGAAGCGTTCCACGGTCACCTTCACCTGCCCTGCGCTGTCGAGCGAACCGGACGAGGACTGCGCCTCAACGACGGCTGCGCGATGCTTGTCCTTCAGATCGCCCCCCAGATACGCGAGGAGTTGATTCTTGACACTCTCGGCCAGTGCACCACCTTGAATGAAGATGATGGCCGGGGGCAGGCCACCGGCATCGAAGAAGTCCAGATTGAACTCCTCGGCCTTCCGTGACCCAAGGACAGCGGGGAGGTTGTTGATCCATCGCGGTATCCCGTAAGGTGTGGTGGCATCCTTGTCGCAGATGAAGTGCAACACCTCCGACGCGAGGTTCACCTTCTGCGTCCCATCGGCGTTGGTCAGGTTGGCGGGCCGCTCTGCGCCCGTGGCACTGGCAGGCCCGGGGGCCACGCCGTTGTCCATCTGCCGCTGCCGTTCCAGATCACCCTTCAGCGTGAGCAGGGGCGTGCTGTCCTTGGCCTGCCCATGGGGAGCGCCCGGGTTGGGCAGAGGGAAGCCGGTCTGCCCCGGCGCATCGAGCCAACCGCCATCCTCGCGGCTCAGGCGACGCTCGCTGCCGAACTCCTTGTAGTAGATGTAGTTCGTGCCCACGCGCTGCACGTAGCGCCGCTCGCGCACCCAGATGTTGGCCTTGAAGGGCACGCCGTTGCGCTCGATGATCTTCTCCACCATCACCGGGTTGTCGAGCTTCACCAAGCGCATGGTGGAGGCATCGAGGTGGCGCAGGAAGACGATCTTGCCTTCTAGGTTGCGGATCACCTCAAGGTAGCCGTTGCCGGTCATCTCGATGTCCGCGCGCAGCTTGCGCCGCTGCGACACGAAGGACTCGTTGGGGAACGGCTCCTTGAAGAACGCCTTGAGCATCGCCTTCTCGGCGAGGTCGGCAGGCGTCTCGGCGTTGGGGTCAGGCTCGCCCGTGGTAGGGTCCACTGCCATGGGTTCCTGCGGTTGCAGCGGGAACTCGGACGGCGGGTCCACGCCCAAGGTGGCATGGCGGGTCATGACCTTCGCTGCCGCTGCCGCTGCGGCCACCACGCCGGGGCCGACTTCCTTGGTCACCTTGACCTTGTTGGCTTGAACTAGGGCCGCTGCCGCCGCCGCACGTACCGTCGGGTCGGCAATGGTATTGAAGTCCACCGGGGCGCCCTCCAAGGCCGGATGGGGCTGCGGTAGCTTGTCCTCCTTGTCCTGATCCTCGTCGGCAATCTCGTAGCCCGTGCCATCGACGTTGGTCTCCATGGCATGGACGCACTGCATCAGGATGTTGTTGCGCGTGCACAGACGCTTCAGCACCAACGGGTTGAACGGCGGCATCAGCGCCGCGTTGGTCTTGGTGATTTCGTAGATCGAACTGAACTCGTCCTCCAACTCCAAGGTGTGTTGGATCACCACTTGGGTGTCGGACGCGATCTTGCGTCGGGCGAAGCTGATGCTTGAGCGGTTCTTGCGGACAGGCATGGATACTCCTCGATCAGCCTCGGTCACGGACGGGGTAAGGATAGCCTAGTGTGGCGCACCGGACTACCGTGCAGACATCTGCAAATCAGCCACACAAAGCCTTGTGCTTCTTCAGCGCCCCGAGGTTGGGGCCAATCTCGGTGTCCACGGTGAAGCGAAGCTGCGGCGCCCAACCCACCTCATGGAAGGGCAGGTTTTCCATCAATTCCTTGCGCTCCGTGGCGATCTGCTCCCAGTTGTCTTCGGGCACGTAGGACAGGAGTTGATCATGCACCATGCCGAACACCGGGGCAATATCGAAGGTCTTCTGCTGCACCATCAGGCCCGTGGCCCACAGCGCCATGTCGGACAGGGTGGCCTGCACCGGGGAGTTGATCGACCGCCGCAGTTCCTTGGCCACCACCGCCTCTTCCCGGCTGCGGATCATGGGCAGGTGACGAATGCGCCCGAGCGGGGAGCGCACCATGCCGAACTTCCGCGCCCGGTACTTGTACTCCTTGTGCCACGGGATCAGGCCCGGGTACAGATCGAAGAAGGCATCACGGTTCTCCTCGGCCTCCTCCAAGGTCATGGCCACACCGTAGTTGCTGATGGCGTAGTTCATGAAGCCGTTGGCCCCCATGCCATAGATCAGGCCGAAGTTGCCCGCCTTGCCGAGGTAGCGAATCTCTTCGAACAGGTGGGGGTCGGTCTCGGCCAGTGCGAGGAAGTCATCGAAGTCATACCCGGCGAGTCGTGCCGCCGTCACCGCGTGCAGGTCGATGCCGTGCATGTACGCAGCGATCATCGTCTCTTCGTTGGCGAGGCACGCCGCGATCTTCAGTTCGCCTTGCGAGTAGTCGTTGGAGAGGATGATGTAGCCGGGGGGCGCGATCACCGCGCGCCGCAACCGCTTGGCCCACTTGGTGTGCTTCGGGATGGTCTGGATTGCGGGGTCTTTGACCGACAGGCGACCGGTCACTGCGCCGCCTTCGGTCTCCACCTCGTCCATGCCCGAGAAGAGGAAGTAGTTGGGATGCCACCTGCCGTCCTCACGCAGGTGCGACAGGAAGCCCGTGACGTAGGTGCCGAGCGTCTTGGTAGCTGAGGTGTACTCGCTCAGGATCGACACCAGTGGCGCCGCCTTCGGGTGATCCTTGAACATCATGAGGTGTTCCATCGAGGTGGACGGTGACTTGTCCTTCTCGGTGAACATCTTCGGCTTCAACCCGAGGTAGTTGGGGCTGAACATGAAGTCGATCAGCAGCGCCGCCTTGCCGAGGTTGAGCGTGCCGTCCTTCTTGGTGTGCTTGGCCACCAGTCTGCCGCCCAACACCTCCTTGGCTTCGCTCGTCAGGCGAGCGATGTCGGTCTCTATCTCGTCGCGCAACTCGCGGTAGTACGGCACGTCCACGCACCAACCCACGCGCTCCACGCGCTCGTAGGCCCGCGCTGCCGGGTGCAGGATGTTGGTGTAGAAGGTGGTGAGCTTCTTGTCCTTCAGTAGCTCGTCCTTCATCCGCTCCGAGGCTTGGTAGCAGGCGTCGGTGTCGCCGCCCGAATAGGTCAGGAAGTCGTCATCGGGCACAAGGTCCATGCGCCCTTTGTCGTACTTCTGATTGAAGGCATCGTCGTACCCACCGATGTCGCTGAACAGCTTGGCGTGCACCGTGAGCGAGTTCGAACGGTTCTCATCGAGGATGCTGCCGACGATGGTGGTGTCGAAGTTGTAGTTGGTGCACTCGGTGATGCCCCAGTGCTTCGCAATCCAGTTGAGGTCGTACTTGAGGTTGGCCCCGCGCAGCTTGACCTTGGGGGAGGTGAGCAACCATTGAATCTGGTGCCACAGCCCCGCAAGACCGTCGCCTATGGTGTCGTTCACCTTCTCGCACGCACGGGTGCTGCGGAAGCGCACGACATCCGCCGCGCCCTTCTTGTACGTGATCTGAATGGACTCGATGTACGCCCCCAAGGCATAGGGGTCGAGGCCCAAGGTCTCGGTGTCGAGTGCCACCACGACAGGATGCTTCTGGGCGTTGATCCACGCGACGGCTTCGGTGAAGTCGTTGACGTAGCGGTACTTGCCCACGGTGGGCAGGAAGTCGCCCGTGTTGACGAAGCGGCACGCGGCCACCACGTCCGTTTGCAGGTCCACGAACAT